TCATCTCCCTCTAGTCTGCTTTCTGGTTCTGGGCTGTTGCTTGAGCCATTCATCGATCGCGTCTTTGTGAAACCGCCAGTGCTTGCCAACCTTCTGGCAAGGGACAGACCCCTCCCGCACGAGCTTGTAGAGCGTCGACTTCGGAATTTTCAGGTATACGGCGAGCTCATCAATCGTGAGGACATCGCCTGACGGTTCGGCCATCATGCAAGACTCCGACTGCGGGGACGCGGCTCGGATGGATGACGAGGTCTTATTGTCAGTTACTGATAGTTTTTGTCAAGACGGAAATGCATGCTCAGAGCCGCCTCCATCTGGAGACGGTCCCAGTGCCGAGTCGCAGCCGATTCAGGGAGTTAGCTCTTCTTGAGTGAACCGACGATCCCCGGCAGCACCTTCTCCGCCGACCTTCCGATCACGTACCCGCCAAGACCGATCTCGACGATATCCCAAAGCTTCAGGACCTCGGCCTCGCCCAGGTTCGGGGCCGACCACCCGAGCCACCTGGCCACGATCAGCGCGACGAAGACCAGCATCGTGATCGGTCGCCAGGTCCGCTGGAGCCAGCTCTGGCCCTGGGCCTCAGCTTTGACGACCTCGGCGGCCGCCCGCTCAATCTCCGAAGTCCGCTCCAATACAGCCGCCTGCAGCGCCTGCTGCAGTTCGATCCGCTTCAGTTCCTGCTCCGGGTCCGGGAAGATGCGGTCGGCGACTCCGCCGGCGACTTTCCCCAAGATGCCCAAGATCTCTCCTACCATTGCGTTCTCCTCTCAGGCATAGGCCCGGTTCAGCCACCCACCCTGGAACACGATCTGATCCGCGCTTCGGGCCACGCGGAGCCGGTACTCGCCGGCGGCCTCGGATCTCAAGGCCGCCATCAACGCCTTCTGGTCGGCTTGCGCCGCGGCCCCACAGGTCTCGGTGCCCAGAAGCCCGTCGATCACGACCCGCAGTCCACAGGCTTGCAAGGCACGCTGGAGGCAGGTTACCGCCGTCTTGTTGCCGAGGTTGACCGCCAGATCGAAGACCTTGATGGCGGTCGCTTCGGGCAGGAACTCGTAGCGATGCCCCCGCCAGTAGCGCTCCCAGTAGACTTCGATCGCCTGCGCTCGAGTGAGGCTCGCCACGTCCAGATCCGGGTTCCATCGCTGGGCGATCCCGACCTTGGTCGGCCCACCCCTATCCGCGGGATTGTCGGTGTAGGTGTCGCCCTCGTGCTCGAGGACGACCTCGATCGCCCGGTCGAAGAGTTCTCTGCTGTTCACGTCAGGCCTCCCTTCGGGCCAGCTCGAGGCGCAGCGCCCCGAGGATGTCGCACAACCTCTGGCTGCGGTCCTTCATGTCCGTCTCGATCTCCTTCTGTGTCTCGTTGAGCCGCTCCATCCCGCTGCGGATCTGGATCAGGACCTCATGGACGTCGTCCAGCGAGTGCCGGCCCGGGGCCAGCGGGCAGACGACCTTGAGCTCATCGAAGGCGACCTTCGTTCCGTTGCTCCCGTTACGCCGCCAGAGCTGGTTTCGGGCGAGGTCGATCGCCTGGACGGCAAGCTTCACTGCCATCATCGTCGCCATCAGCCCGAGCCCGCCGAGTCCGAAGCTGCGGGCGATCTCGAAGGTTTCGTTCATGCGGGTGCTCCTGCGGCCTCAGGCCGTGGTCTTGGTGACGTCCGCCACCAGTTGGATGGTGCCCTTCTCGATGGTGTAGACCTTCCCGGTGGTGAGCCGGATCTGGATGTCGTGGACCAGGCGCCTCGTGCCCAGACTCGCCGTGTCATCTGGCGTGAGATCGAAGCGGAGATCGCCGTCGACATTGGTGCCGCCGGACGTGACGACCTGGCCGGTCCCTGGCACGTCGGCCGCGGTGATCCGCTTCTGCAGACGAGCCTCATTGTCCGGTTGGGCCGGGTGGCGCTTGACCGTCAGCCAAGCGACCTCGATGGGGCCCACGAGTTCGGTGACGGTCCTGCGGATCTCCAGGTCATCCCCGACCACGAACCCCGTGATGGCAACGTTGAGGTCTGACATCAGCTCGGCCTCCTTGCTCTCCTGGTGCCGGCGTGGACCCAAGCGACTGATCGGATCGCCGAGTGCCCCGCGTGGACGGATCGAGAGGCCTGGTGACGCGCGGGGGGGACGGTGTAGCCCGCCCCGACGCCACAGGACGCCAGACCACGGCCTGTGGCCATCGCCGCGGTGGACGCGAGGATCGTAGCGACCAGGTCAGCGAACCCGAGCCCGGTCGCCGTCGCCGAACCGGAGAGATCCACGACGGCCGATCCCTGGGCTGCTCCAAGTCCGGTGGCGATCGCCTCTGCGGGCATGGCCAAGCGTGCCGTTGCCAGCGAGGAGCCGTGGCCCGTGGCCTCCGACGAGGCCTGGCTGATGGCTATCGCGAAAGCCTGGACAGATCCGTATCCCGTCCCCAGGGCAATCACCTGGCCGAGCAGGCCGGCGGAGGCTGCAGCCGACCCTCTACCGGTTGCGATAGCAGCGCCCTGGGCCCGTACTCCACCGACCGCCTGACTCGAGCCGAGCCCGGTCACGTGCACGGAAACCGGCAGAACAAGACGGGCGGTCGCCAAGGTCGCACCACGCCCTGTCGCCCCAGCTGAGCCACCGGTGACGGCGTTCCCGATCGTCTGCGCCGCTCCGAGACCCGTGGCCTCTGCTGATGCCGGCAGGACCAAGCCCGGCAAGACGGCGGCTGTTCCTCGACCCGTCATGGCCGCTTCCCCGCAGACCACCGCAGCCCCCATCGCTTGGGCTGAGCCGGCACCGTTGGCAGTCACCGTCAACGGCAGCACGAGCCGAACCGTTGCCGCGGACGCGCCGTGGCCTGTCGCCTCGGCTGCGCCCAAACTCACCGCAGCCGCGAGGACCTCAGCTGTCCCTTGTCCCGTGGCAATGCCGGCCAGCGGCAGAACCAGGAGTCCAGATGCCTCGACCGCCCCGCGCCCGGTCACTGCCGCCGAGCCGGTTGCGATCATCGACGCGGCCGCTTGAGCAGACCCCGCTCCTGTGGCCACTCCCGCCGCCGGGAAAACGATCTTGGCCCCAGCAGACGCGCCTCCGCGGCCGGTAACAGTCGCCGAGGGCACGCTGTACGTGACCCTCAGCTTGCACTTGTCGCGGGTCGTATTGAGCGAGGTACTCCAGTACGAGTGCTCGGAGTCCCCGATGCTGAAGTCCCAGACCTTGATGTCGGTGTCGCCGGCCGTGTTGACGTGTCCCGTGGGATTGCCGCCGCCTACAGCCAGGTCCATCCACGTGTTGTCCGTCGGTCGGGCGTAGAGCGCCACCATGTAGGTGCCACCGGACCACTCGTCTGCGTTGCCGTCGAGGGCTGTCCCGATGAACGTCCCGATGGAGAACCCGACGCGGTAGACGATCGGATCGATGTACGGTGGCTTCGGAACGCGGATCAGGAACTCGACCTTCGTGACCTGGGCGCCGGTCGGCAGGCTCGATGTGTCGAAGTTGAAGAAGGCCCGCCACGACTCCTGGCTCAGCGTATTCTCGCCGGTCTGGCAGTTCGCCGACCCCGTGGCCGCGACGTACGTCGACGGAGAAGAGAGGGTGATCTTCCCGCTCTTGCTGTCGACGAAGTCGAAGGTGACCGAGGTCAGCATGGGGCGGGCCTTCCTTCGGCCCTATTCCATGCGGAGCTTCAGGTTCCCAGCCGCGATGCGGAAGATGCCGCCCGAGTTCACCGTCTGTGGTTCGTCCAGAGCGCCGTGGTGCAGAAGGTTGCCGCCCGTGGCCGCGTCCTTCATGCCGAAGTGGGTCACCGTTCCCCACGCGCCGGTGGCCACAGCGAACTCGACGTCCTGAGCGTTGGTGACCATCATGCCCACGCCGTCGGCGACCGCGAGGTTGAACGCCGGCGCAGCGCCGCCACTGGGGTTGACCTGGGCGCGGGCGTAGCCACCGCCAGACACCTCGGTCCCCGTGTCCGCGTCGGTCGGATCGGTCGTGTAGAGCGCGATGTACAGCGCCGCGGGCGGCGTGAAGGCTTCGCCGTTGTAGACGATGTCGAGGTACTTCGCCTCGAGGTAGTCCGAAAGAGCGCTCATCGTGGTGGTCCTTTCTGCTCAGGCTGTGGCCGCGGTCGAAGATTCCTCGTCCTCGCCTTCGGCCTGGTCCTCGTCCTTCTCATCCACTGGTTCCTCGGAGTCCTTGGGCTGCTCTTCCGCAGGCTCGTCTGCCGCTACCGTCTCCCCGGAGATCGACAGCCCGTACTCCTTGGCCAGCGCCTGCTCGCGCGCCAGCTCTGCGAACACGTCCTCGATGTCTTCGCCCTTCTCCGCCAGGAACCCGGTCCTTGTCCCCAGTCCGTTCTGGATCGAGAGCACGGCGGCCTTGGCCTCCTTCTCGGGGTCGATCCACTGCCAGCCGCGGGGGCGATGCCGGACGGCCATGTAGCGGGAGGGATCGCGGGAGGAGAGCTTCAGACTGCCCGTGAGCAGGGCCATGCCGAGCCAGGCCGAGTACAACGGCCGCCGCCACATGTCGATGAAGTCCTGCTGGATCGAGCGCCAATCGTCACGCTCCACGAGCGCGAAGCTGCGCATGGTGGAGTAGCTGACGCCCTCGGCGTCGTTGGCGAGCACGTTGTAGAAGACGCTGAACCCCGAGGCGATCTTACGAAGCATCTGCTTGATGAACGCCGGGAACTGCGCGGTCGGATGGTCGGGCTCCCAGGCCTTGAACTCGTAGCCATCAGGGACGATCTCGAACGTGCCCGGGTTGGCCTCCATGGTCGCCGGCCGGGGATCGTTCGCCAGATCGCCGGCCAGGGAGTCTGCGCGCTTCTCGAACAGCCCCATCTTTGAAGCGCCGATCCGAGCGGCAACGGCCTCCGACTCCTCGTAGGCGTTGAGCATGTGCGCGGGGACCATGACCGAATGGACCCAGGTGACACCCCTGGTCTGGTTCACGCGGTCGGGATCGTAGAGGTGGAGCATCTCCGCGGCCGGGATGAAGTACCGCTCCCGCATCAGGTCGGTACCAACGGAGTCCCAGATCCAGTAACCCACCGGCCGTCCGATGGCATCGATCTCCACGCCCATGCGGATCTCGTTCTGGGTGCCGCGGCGAGGGCGGTTGAACGTCTCGTCGATCAGGTCGGCGTCGATCGCCTGCAGGGCCAGGCCATGAGCGTTGCCCTCGAACCCACGCCAGAGGCGGACGAAGGCTTCGCCGTCGCAGGCCACGGTCTTGAGGATCAGCTTCTCGAAGCGGCGCAACGTGAGCCGGCCATCGACCGTCACCGGCGCGTTGGCCCACGCGTTCCACGCCTCTTCGATGGCGGCGTTGGCCTTCGAATCCGGCTGGTTCCCGGCCCAGACCTGGGCCTGGAGCTTGATCCCCATCGGTCCGATTACGTTGGTCACCAGCAGGCGGAAGTAGCGTTTGACGTAGCTGTTGTTGCGGCCAAGCTCGCGGGCGCGAGCCCGCAGCATGCGGATGTCGCCGCGGACTTCCTCGTCCGCGGACCGGGTCTGGGCGATCCAGTCCAGGAGCAGGCGGTGGACTCCCGCCCCGTCGAACACGCCGCGCTGACCGCGCAACTCCCGCCAGGCAGACCGGAACGCGCGACCGAGACGCTTGTGCAGCGGTCGCCTCATCGGTCAAACCCAGGCTTGGTGAACGACACGAGCACCGGTCGCGTGAAGGCCCCGAGGTTCTTGAGGCCAGCGAGACGGGATTCGAGGCTGGACAGGAGGCTCATCGCCTCCTTGATCGGCATCTTGGCAACCACGCGGCCCGCGATCTGGTAGCTCTCCATCCCTGCGGGCAGGCGGCCCTCTATGTGGGCCCGCAGCATCGTGATCGCCCGCTCGATCCACTCCTGCTCGCTGCCCTCGGAGGCCTCCGCCAGATTGGGCAGCACCGTGACGGTGCCGCGGCCGACTTCGTAGACCTCACCTGCAGCGCCGCTGACCCGCTCGACCCACTTGTACAGGCCGGCGATGAAGTCGCCCTCGGTATCGGAAGCCTCGATGGTGACGAGAAAGTCGTCGCCGTCCGTGGCCGCGGTCTTGGCAAGCACGCTCGCGCCGGCCAGGTGGAGCCGAAGCGTCCAGCCGGCAGAGGCCGGGTAGTCCGTCAACCGCCTGCGGTAGCTGACGGTCGTGCCGGCGGCGAACTGATCGGGAAGATTTGTGAGTTCCTGTGCCATGCGCCCACGGTGACACCACGCTCAGGACCCGACCAATCTAAATGACATTTAGATTGGTCGGCCTTTCGCGGATGAATCACTACTGGGTGCATGGACACACCGACTGCCATCAAGACGCGCACCGTGAAGGTGCCGCGCATCCAGTACCGGGACTTCGAGGTCGAAGTCGAAACCCGCGCCGACCAAGGCGAGGGCCAGATCCGCCTCTACCCGGTGTCCTTCTCCAGCGAGGCTCCAGTCCGCCGCTACTCCTGGGACACCTGGGAGGAGTACGACGAAGTCCTGTCCCACGTCTCGGGCGACGTGGACCTCACCAGGGCGAAGAACGGCCTGCCGCTGATCAAGTCCCACCAGCGCCTTCTGCACTTCGGCTCGGTGAACGACATCGAGCTCGACGAGAAGCGCGGCCGCCTGCGCGGCATGGCGAGCTTCTCGTCCATCCCGCTGGGCCAGGAGCAGGAGACCATGCTCCGCGAGGGGCACATCAAGACGGTGTCGGTCGGCTACCAGGTCCTGTCGATGGACATGGTCTCCAAGGACAAGAAGACCGGTCTTGCGACCTACCGCTGCCGCTGGATGCCCTACGAGGTGTCCACCGAACCCATCCCCGCTGACCACAAGGTGGGCTTCGGACGCACGCGCGCCGAGGCCGAACTGGACCTGGTCGAGTTCACGATCGAAGAGCCCGCTTCCGAAGGAGAACGAACCATGAGTGTCGATGCAGGAACCCCCCAGCCCGCCGCGCAGGGCGCGCCCGCGCAGGGCAACGAGACCCCGGTCGGGCCGGCGGCGTCTGCGCCGGCACCCAAGGTGACCGAGACCCGCGATCGCGGCGCCGAAGCGGCCGAGATCATGGACATGGCCCAGGCCCACGGCGTGACCGACAAGGCCGCCGGCTGGATCAGGCAGGGTCTCAGCCCCGACCAGGTCTCGCGCGAGATCCTGAAGGCTGTGCGCACCCAGGGCCCCGCGCAGCCCTCGGCCGAGGCCCTGGCCGCGATGCCGGCCCGGGACAAGAAGCGCTACTCCATCCACCGCGCGATCCGCATGCAGGCCGAGCTGATGGATGGCAAGCGCAGCCGGTACGACGGCCTCGAGGCCGAGGTCCACGAGGAGCTCACCAAGCACCGCACCGGCGCGGACCACGGCGGCGTGCTGGTGCCGTGGCGCCTGAGCGACGACGACCAGCAGCGCGTGCTGGGCACCACCCAGCCCTCGGGCGGCGCGACCCTGGTCGGCCAGCAGATCATGCCCGACATGATCGACCTGCTGCGCAACCGGGCGCTGGTGCTGGTCTCGGGCGCGAAGCTGTATCCGGGCCTGCAGGGCGTCGTGTACTTCAACAAGAAGACCGGTGCGCCCTCGGTGACCTGGATGGAGGAGAACCCGCCCGCCGACGCGCCCCAGTCCGAGCCCGCGTACGGCTACGTGTCACTCTCGCCCAAGACCCTGATCGGCCAGGTGCAGATCCCCCGTCAGCTTCTGGTGATGTCCTCGATCGACGTCGAGGCGGACATCCGCAGCGACCTGGCGACCGGGCATGGCCTGGCCCTGGATCTCGGCGCTCTGCACGGCAAGGGCACGGACAAGCAGCCCGTGGGCATCTACGGCGCGGCTGACGTCCAGTCCCACGCGGTGGGCGGCGTGCCCGACCTGACGGACATCACCACGATGCCCGCCCTGGTCGCGGACAAGAACGCCGACCTCGGGGCCCTGTCCTGGATGACCACCCCGCTGATGGCCGGTGTGCTCAAGCGCACGCCCCTGGTCAGCGGCTACCCGGTCTTCCTGTGGGCGGGCACCTACCGCGAGGGCGAGCTCGGCGGCTACCCGGCCCGCACCACCAACCAGATCTCCAAGACGCTCGGAGCAGGCAGCAACGAGCACGGCCTGGTCTTCGGGAACTGGAACGACCTGCTGGTGGGCATGTGGGGCAACGACCTCGAGATCGTGGTCGATGTCGTCACCAAGGCCGCCCGCGGCCAGATCCTGATCACCAGCTACTCGATGGCCGACACCGCCGTCCGTCGCGGCGAGTCGTTCGTCAAGGGGACCGGAGCGACGCTGTCTTAGCCGGGCACGAAGGGATGAAGCGCATGACGGAGCAAGGCACGCTCACCATCGAGGTCACCACCGGTCACTGCCTGGGAGGCGAAGGCAACGACGTCGTCCCCGGCCAGATCCTGGTGGCCCCGAAGGACCTGTCGATCGCGGACGCCCGCAAGAAGGTCCGGATGGGTTACGCCCGCATCGTCCCGTCCGCGCCCGAGGCGGGTCCGGAAGCGCACGAGGCTTCCGGGCCCGCCGCCATCAGTCACGGAGACCCGGCCCCCGAGGATCGGGACCCGGATTCCCAAGCGCCGAACAGGCGCAAAGGCCGGCCGCGGGCCGGCGGGAGGTAACCGCATGACCCACCTACTGAACGCCCTAGCCCAGGCGACGGGCGTAGAGCTGGCCCCCGCGGCCAGCAGGACCTCGACCCTGACCGGGACCGGCATCGACGTGCTCGAGTACGAGGGCGTGGCCCTGGTGCTGCTGAACGCCTCGGCCGGCACCGGTACCAGCCCCACCCTGGACGTGAAGCTCCAGCACTCGGACGACGACTCGACCTACGAGGACGTCACCAGCGGCGCGTTCTCCCAGGTCACCGACGCGGCCGAGACCGCCGGCGTGAAGGTCATGAAGCTGAACGTCTCGGACCTGAAGCGCTACCTGCGGATCGTCGGCACCATCGCCGGCACCACGCCGTCGTTCGACTTCGGCGTGGAGTTCGTCGGGATCACGAAGGCGGGCTGAGCCATGGTCTTCGGCGGCCTGGACATCCCCGCGATGCTCGCGGATCTGGCGGAAGCCGGTGGCGTGGTCGAGGTCACCCTCGGCGATGCCACCGGCTTCGGGCTGCTCGACCGCGAGGCCGTCGAGATCCTAGGCGGCGAGATGCCCGCGGTCGTGGCCGCCGATGACATCGTCCACGTCCAGAACGGGGTGCTGCCGGGCCTGCAGTCCGGAGCCGCGATCACGGTGGGTGGGACGGTCTACACCGTCCTGAAGGTCCTGCCCTACGGAGACGGGGCCATGGTCCGCGTCGCGCTGAGGACGCCATGAGCACGATCCGCGAGCAGATCGTCTCGGCCGCCGTCCTGGCGCTTGCCACGGATGCTCCTGCAGGAGTCCCCGCCCCGGTGCGGACGCGCCTGGACTCGCCCAGCGCGGACCGCCTGCCCGCGCTGACGGTCTATCAGGGGGCCGAGACGGTCGAGCCGATGCGAGAAGCCAAGACCGGCACCGCCAGCCGCGGGCCCATCGTGCGACGGTCGGTGCTGTTGAGCGTCGAGGTTCTGACCAAGGCCGGAGCGGGCGAGGAACCCGACAAGGCAGCCGATCCGATCCTGGCCTGGGTTACGGCCGCGCTGGCGGCAGCCGGGACGTTCGGTGGCCTTACCAACGGCCCCGCCGACGAGATCGGCACCAAGTTCGAGTACGAGCAGGCCGAGACATCGTTCTGCCGCGCCACCCAGACGTACCGAGTCGATTACCAGTCCCGCGTAGATGACGCGGAGACCCTGACCTAAGAGGGAGAAAGCCATGCCCGAGGTCGTCAACGGCAACAACATCCTGCTCGGCAGGGGCAAGATCTACTTCGATCGGTTCGACTCGGGCGGCGCGCGCACCGGCGAGCTGTTCCTGGGCAACTGCCCGACGTTCGAGGTCACCCCCACCAGCGAGGACATCAAGAAGTACTCGAGTGCAGACAGGTCGGCCGACCTGATCGCCTCGGACGTCCTGCGCACCACGCTCGCGATCCGCATCGTGGGCGACGAGTTCTCAAAGGAAAACCTCGCTATGGCCCTGTTCGGTGATACGGCCACGCTGGCGCAGACCGGCTCGACCGTCACCGCCGAGGAGATCGCTGGCGTCCTACAGGGCCGCTACTACGCCCTGGCCATGCGCCAGGTGAGCCTGGTCACGGTGACCGGGACGGGTGGCACCCCAACCTACGACGTGGACGATGACTACAAGGTCGATGCCACCACCGGCCGCATCTACATCGTCGAAGGCGGTGCGATCACCGACGATACGGACATCGAGGTGGACTACACCTACGGCACCATCGCCCTGCCGACCGTGCGCGGCATGAACCAGACCTCGATCAAGGGGTACCTGCGGTTCATCGGCGACCCGGCCCGCGGCCCCAAGTACGAGTGCGAAATCTGGCGGGCATCGATCCGCGCTGACGGAGCCATCGGGTTCATCTCCGACGAGTACGCGCGCTTCACCCTGACCGGGGACATCGAGTCCGATGCGTCCAACCACCCGAACGAGCCGCACTACCGGCTGATCAGGATCGCGTGCTGAGCGACAAGCACACCATCGGCGGCCGCACGTTCCTGCCGCTGCGCGAGTCCACCGTGGAGCAGGACTTCCGGTTTCTGGCTCTGGTGGGGCGGGCCAGGATCGACGAGGTGGTCATGCAGCCCGGCGAGAGCCCCGAGGCCTTCGCCCGGCGGCTGCTCGAAGTGACCATCGAGAGCGGCGTGATCCTGGACCTCCTCGGGTGCCTCCTGATCCCGGAGGACATCGCACCCCAGGACCGGGACCCCGGGGAGGTCTGGACCCCGGAGGTGGGCCAGGAGACCGCGCGTTTCCTCGGGCAGCTGCGCGACCCCAAGGACAAGGCGGAGGTGCGCGGCCTGGTCCTGTCGCTGCTGGTCTCTTTTTTCGAGAGCGGGATCGTCTCTTTGTGGACTTCGACGACGTCCTCCACCGAGGCGATCCCGGAACCCGAGAGCAAGCAGGAGCCCCGGGCCGGTACGGCCCCTGGACCGAGCTCGTCCGCGAACTCGCCGCGGGGGACCACGACTGCGCCGAGCGGATCGTCCGCTGGCCGCTCCGCGTCGCCCTCGCCTCCTACCGCCGGCTGATGAGAGAGCAGGCGCTCGAGGACTATCGCCACCGGTTCCTTTGCTGGTGCGTCCTGGCCCCGCACAGCGCCAAGGGATCGCGGCCGCGGCCGCCCGCGGTGCCCGACATCCTGAGAGGCAGGTCCACCGATGGCCACCCCTGATGTGCGAGTCCGGCTATCGGCCGAAGGGGTCGCCGAGGTCGTGTCCGCCCTCAAGAAAGTCCAGGCCGAAGGCGAGAAGGCCTCGGCGAAGCAGGCGCGCGGGTTCTCAGGCCTGAATCGGGTCCTGGGGTCGACGTCCTCGCTGCTGGGCGGCCTTGGGGTCGCCCTCGGAGTGCGCCAGTTCCAGCAGTGGATCCAGTCGTCGGTCAACGCCGCTGACCAGATCCAGAAGCTGGGCCAGAAGGTCGGCGCTTCGACCGAGAACCTCTCTGCCCTGCACCTGTTGGCCCGCACGTCCGCCTCCAGCCTCGGGGAGATGGGCGCGGCCCTGGCCAAGCAGAACAAGTTCATCGGGGATGTGGCTGAGGGGAACCCGAAGGCAGTCGCCACCTTTCGGGACCTAGGCCTGACTCTCGATGACTTGAAGGGCAAGGACTCGGTCGAGATCTTCGAGCTTCTGGCGCAGCGGATCAACGCCATGCCCTCGCCGATCCAGAAGACCAAGACCGCCATGGACATCTTCGGGCGGGCCGGCGCGAACCTCATCCCCACGATGAACGCCATGGCGGACGAAGGCCTCGGGGGTGTCATCGAGCGGGCCCGCGAACTGGGCGTTCTGATCGACACCCGGCTGGCCGAATCGGCCCGGCAGATGAACGATGACTTCGAGCTCCTGAAGGCCCAGAGCGAAGGCCTGGGCACCCGCCTGGCCGCGGGCCTCGTGCCGCAGCTGTCCCAGGCGCTGCAGATCATGAGCGGCGACCTGAAGCAGACCACCGAGGCGTGGGAGAAGTTCGGCCAGGGGATCGGGCGCGTGATGAAGTTCATCGTCGCGGTCGTCTCGTCCGCGTTCGATGTGGTGGGCACGGCGCTCTCGTTCGTGATGATGCGGATCGATTCGAGCGTCAGGGCGGTGTGGGCCCTGCTGCATGGAAACCTCGACGAGGCCAAGACCTACCTCAGGACCGCGGGCGAAGCGATCAGCGCCGAGCAGAACGCGCTGTTCGAGCGGCTGAAGGCGCGGTTCGAGTTGACCATCTCGACGCCGACCGAGCCCACCGCGCGTGAGGAAGCCCCTGCGGAAGACTACTCCGAAGACCCGGCTGCCTTGGCGGCAAAGCGCGCTCAGGCCATGCAGATGACCCTCGATCGCGAGTTGGCGCTGGTCCGATCGATGGGTGCACTGCGCAACGCGGCCGAGAAGCGTGCCTTCGACCAGGGTCTGAAGGACGTCCGCGCCTACTACGAGGACCGCCGCCGGGCAGCCGAGGAGGAGTTCGCCAAGGAGCTCGAAGTCCTCGAGCAGAAGCGCGCCCTGCTTGATGCCGAGGTAGACCCGAGCAGGCGTCTGCAGGAACAGGGGAAGATCGACGCCGAACTGACCAAGGCCCGGGCGACCCAGGAGGAGCGCATCGCAGCACTGCTGTCTGAGGAGCGCGATGCCGTTCAGAAGCTCGCCCAGGAGCGTCTCGCCCTGGAGAAGACCCTCCTTGAAGCCCAGGGCCGCCGTCACGAGGCCGCTCTGCTGGGCATCGACGAGGAGATCCGCAGGGCCGATCTGCTGCTCAAGAAGCAGGGCGCATCCGATGCTGAGCGCGAGGCCACCCTGGCCCGGTTGCGCAGTTCGATGGAGTCCGGGGCCAACTTCGACGAGATCAAGCGCCAGGCCGAAGCCGCGTTGGCCGATCTGGACGCCACCCATGCCGAGATCGAGGCCCGCGTCTCGGCTGGTCTGCTGTCCCAGGTCGAGGGCGAACAGCAGATCCTGGCCATCGAATCCGAGCGCCTGACCCTTCTGCAAAGCCTGGCTACGGCGCTCGAACAGGCGGCATGGGCCACCGGCGACCCCGAGCGGATCGCCCAGGCCAGGGGGTTCACCGAGGCCGTGCGCGACCTCGGGTTCGCCGTCGAAGGTGCACGTGGGTCGTTCGCCGCCTTCGGCAAGACCGCCCTCGATTCCGGCCGCGACGCCCTCACCGAGTTCTTCGACACCGGGATCACCGGCGCGAAGTCCCTCGGCGACGCCTTCCGCAACCTGGCTCTTTCGATCATCGCCGACCTGAAGCGCATGGCCGCCCAGCTTCTGGCCACCGCGATCATCAAGAAGATCGCCGGAGTGTTCGGTAGCGGCGGCCAGGTCGGCGGCGCGGAGAAGAAGGCCACCGGCGGCGTCTTGGGCGGGCTGGGCACCGGCACTTCCGACTCCAACCTCGCCTGGTTCTCCCGCGGCGAGTACCTGGTGCGGGCAGCCGTGGTCCGTGAACCGGGCGTCCTGCGCCACCTCGACGAACTGAACCGCCGTGGAGCCCAGGCCTTGGTTTCAACTCCGATCCTGGTCGAATCCCCCGTGCCTCGGTTCTCCGAGGGCGGTCTGGTCGATGCGCCCGCCGCTCCCGCGGACCCGCAGGCTCCGAAGGACAGCCAAGTCCTGATCGGCCTTGAGGAAGGGCTCATCCTGCGCCACCTCGAAAGCCCCGCCGGCCAGCGCATCCTGGTCAAGGCTATGGCCAAGAACCGCCGGGCGATCCGTTCGGCCCTGGGGACGTGAGCCATGTTCACAACCGGAACCGCCACCGATTACAACGACCTGGCCGAGCGGCTGCACACGTTCCTGACCGCGAAGGGGTCCGCGTTCGGGCTCGCCTATACGGGGACCGGCGACGGACGCCTGACCGACTATTCCGGGGGCGCGCCGTCGGTGGCCGAGACCTTCACCATCACGGCGACATCGCCCACGTCGTTCAGTGTGGTCGGCAGCGTGACCGGTTCGATCGGCCCGGCGACGGTCGGCACGCCGTTCGCGCACGCCACGCTGGAGTTCCTGATCTCGGCCGGGACGACCCCATTCGTCGCTGGCGATCAGTTTGTCCTGTCGACCGCCCCGAAGTGGACCAGCCTGCGCCGCTCGCGCGGCTGCCGCCTCGAAGCCACTCAGGGCAACGACGGCACCTACGCCGTCCAGAACCTCGTGGACGGGAAGCTCAACATCTGGCCGTTCAACGTCTCGGGCCTGACCAACCGCTCCTGGAACATCTACACCACGGTCACCCTGCCCCAGGAAGTCGAGATCACCTTCTTCGAGCCGGTGACCATCTCTGCCTACGAGCTGACGCTCCACGACACCACCGGGCAAGCGCCGGACGACTGGGAGATGCAGTACTGGGATGGTGGCGCGTGGGTGACACTCGACACCCGGGCCGGGATCAACTTCTTCAACGGCATCCCGCAGACCTTCAACATCGCCTCGCCCGTTTCAGCGACGCGCTACCGCTGGCACATCACCGGGCTGCGTTACACCCAGCTGCACATGGGTTCGCTGCGAATGTTCCGGCAAGCCGACGGCGTCGACGCCTGCTTTCACGAGTACGCCTGGAAGGCCCCGGGCAACGACGGCACGTCCGAGATCTTCGTCGGCATCCACGGGTTCGAGCGCCAGGACGCCGACTACTACGACTGGGAGATCGCCGGCATGGACGGCTGGCTCGCAGGCTCGACGTTCTATCAGCAGGTCGGTTTCCAGGGGAACCTCTACCTGCCCCTGTGGAACGCCGCGATCCCCTACTGGTTCGTCTGCGACGGCCGCCGCGCCGTGGTGATCGCCAAGATCTCCACCCAGTACGAGATCGCGGTCTTCGGCCTGCTCGAGCCCTACTACTCCCCGGGCCAGTGGCCGTATCCGCTGGTCCTGGGCGGCTCGATGTCCCACGGGGAGTTCTCCGCCTGGAACGACACCGACTATCGGTGGTCCCTGTCCGACAACCGCCATCGCATCTTCACTCACGCTGACGTGGGAGGTGCGCCGGTTGGCACTGGCGAGCGCGATCCCTGGGACACGCAGCTACGCGTCCGCAATCTGGACGGCGGGTGGAAAGCGGTCGAGGGCTCACTCTCCGATGCGATCACGTCCACCCCGCAGATCTACTACCACATCATCTGGCCCACGCGATGCGGCCTGTCCGAACTCGACCCCGGGCCAGGGGCCACCTACGACCTGTGGCCGGTGATGGTCATGCTCGGCGATGTGGGCAACGGCTACAACACGCCGGGCCAGCTGCCCGGCATCGCCCTGATCACGGGCCAGGACCTGAGCGCCGAGACCCTGATCCGCCAAGGCGCGGTCGATTGGTTCGTCGTGCCCAACGTGTTCCGCAACGACCGCGACGACTTCTGCGCCGTGAGGTTGGACTGATGGCCGCCTCCTACCAGACCGGAATCGCCAGTTCACCCACCAACCTCCTGCAGACGCTTGTGGCCTGGCTCATGGCCCAGGGCTGGACCGTGAACCAGTCCGAACAGGAAGGCACCGGCTGGCGGGCCCACCTGGTGAAGGCCGGCAGCCTGCACGTGAACCTTCGCGCCGCGGAGAACGAGCGGCTCTGGACCAAGGGCAGCGGCGGCTACCACGACCTTGGCGACGGCGGCTACGGGATCGGCCTGTACCTGGGCACCGGCTGGGACGGCGAGAGCTTCTGGGACGCCCAAGCGGGCGGCCCCACGCGGCCCTACGACCTGACCACCTCCGGCTGCGGCATGAACCTGCCCCAGGGACAGATCTCGGCGTACCACTTCTTCGACGACGGCAACGACCACATCACCGTCGTCGTTGAGCGCGCCGCGGGGATCTTCTGCCACATGGGATGGGGCCCATCCATGGAGCGGGCGTCCTTGCCCGAGCCTTTCCCCTACTTCTTCGCCAGCTCGAGCGCCCGGCTCAACACCGCAGAGACCGCCGACCTCCTGACCGGCAACCGGCGGGGCATCGACCTGACCGCCTACCCGCCCATATCCCACACGGACGAGGACTACTCGACCCTCGGCGGTTCGACGGCCCTGACCCATTGCACGGCGTTCGTGCGTGTGGATGCGGCCACGTACTCGGGCCGCTGGATCGGTGACTGCAAGGACGAGAACGAGGGCTACGGCTGGACCGGCCGCCGCATGCGCGATGCCCTGAACAAGTGCCTGGCCGCCCAGGGCGGCATGGAAGAGGACGAGTACGTCAACTACCAGTACCTGTGGGACGACGGCTCCGGTGGCCCGGGCGAGCGCACCCTGCAGAGCGCGTTCGGTGGGGCGCTCATGCTCCCGTTGCACTGCTTCGTCGAGACCGTCCCCCAGGGCCGCTGGGCTCCGATCGGCTATCCGCCCACTGTGCTGTGGACCGAGGCTGTGGGCCACGGCTACAGCGCCGGCGACGTCTACCAGCTGGGCGGTCAGAACTACATGCTGTTCCCGCTCTTCGCTGTCAGGAAGGCCGCCTGATGGCCACGGCGATCACGGTCCCCAGCCCCTTGAACCTGGTCTCTGGGACCGAGTTCTCGGTCGATCTGGCGGCAGCCGTCCTCGATCCGGTCAGCACACGTCCCCTGCAGCGGGTCGGGATGAATGTGGGCCTCCGCACCACGCTGGCCGATCCGCGTCCTGTCGCGATGCAGAAGGACGGCGGCGTGGCCCCCGTCCACGGCCATGTCGTGCTCGGCCGCGTCCACGTGATCCCGCGCAGGATCGATCTCGGCGCGGTGGTGTCGGACCAGGAAGCCGAGGTCGAGGTCTGGAACGCCGCCATCGATCGCGCCCAGATCCTCGAAGAGATCACCGTCGACGGTCCCACTGGGATCGAGGTCACCGACCACCTCGGCTTGCCGGCCCACTTCCCTGCATCGCGCGCCGAGGTCTACCTGGTCAAGGCCCTCACCGACGGCGACGCCCTGATCGACAATCTCGTCACCTGGGTATTCACGGACCTCGATCCGCTGGGCACCAACCTGCGCATCCTGGGCTTCCGGCTCATCCCGTTCCCGTTCCCTCCGAACTGGGGGCAGCCTGTCAGCGAGACGTTCGGGTTCATGACCGACATCATCGTCTCGTACCGTGGCATGGAGCAGCGCATCCAGCTGCGCGCCGTGCCAGTGGGCACGATCCGGTACGCGACGCTCCTGGATGACCTACGCGACGCCCAGATGGCGGGCGCCATCCTCTTCGGCAACCAGGCCCGGGCGTTCGGCGTCGGCCGCTGGCAGTTCCAGACCCGGCTCCTGCAGGACGCAAGCGCGGACGACCACGACGTGTTCTGCGACACGTCCGACATCCCCTTCGAGCCGGGCGGCATGGTGCTGCTCTGGACCGACCCCTACCACTGGGAGGTTCAGACGGTCGAAAGCGTCCTGCCGGACCGGGTAGTTCTCAGCTTCGGCCTCATCCAGTCCTGGACCGCGGGGCCGACCATCGTCCTGCCCATCGTGGTAGGCCGACTGTCCGCCGAGGAGGGCATCACCTGGGATGCCCTGTCGATCGCATCCACCTCGCTGACCTTCGACATCGACGGGTTCCGGCCATGAGCTACCTCGGCCACGACGTCCTGGAGCTCAACTACAACCGCGTGGGAGCGTTCGAGGAGCGCCTGCGGCGGAAGTTCGTGTTCCTGAGCTCCAAGACCGGACGACGCATCGCCGACGAGCAGGCCCCGGCTCCCGCGGCGTCGCGGCCGTTCACCTGGACGGCGATCGGCCGCGACGAGATCACCGCCATGCGCACCTTCCTGGATGCCCGCCGCGGCCGCGCCGTCCCGTTCTGGTTGCCCAGCTTCCAGTGGGACCTCGCCCTGGCCGAGGACGTCTCCCAGAACCAGTCCAGCGCCACGATCTGGTGGGTCAGGTACAAGCAGCAGATGTGGGGCACGACCGGCGCGCGGCGCCACCTGGCGATCTGGTCCCTCGGCGACGGCACCATGGACTACTGCAGGATCACGGGGGCCATCGATGTGGCGAACTACCAGACCGAGACCCTGACCCTCGACCCTGTGGCCCAGCGCGAATACGGCAGATCCAAGACCGTGCTGTCGTTCCTGAAGTTCTGCCGCCTGGACGAAGACCGCATCGAGATCTCCTACCCGAGCCCGCAGGTGGCCGAGGCGACGATCCGCGTCCGGGAACTTCCCCTGGAGGCACCGTTGTGACCTACGACGCGCGGGAGAAGAGCCGGTACCTGGGCCAGCCCGTCGAGGGTTTCCGGTTCGCCCAGGGCAGCAACCTGTGGCTCTACACGTCGGCGGATCGGACGATCACGCTGCCCGCGGGGGTGTTCGCCCCGGAGGCCATCACCCCCAGCGAGCTCGACTTCTCGCAGGAAGACACCGGCGAGACCATCGACCTGACGCTGCCTCGTGCGAACCCCGTGGCCGCCCTGTTCATCGGGGACCTGCCGTCCACGTCGGTCTGGGTGACGGTCTACCGCGCCCATCGCGGCGAGGAGTCGCTGGCGGTGACCATCTTCAGCGGCAAGGTGAACCGCGCCCGTTTCGAGGAATCCGAGGCAATCCTCACCGGGGCGAGCCTGATGGCCATGCTCGCGCGCACGGTGCCGATCCTGGCCATGCAGACCCCCTGCAACCACGTGCTGTACTCGGCGGCCTGCGGCGCTGACCCCGGGGCGTGCCGCGACCAGGTCACGGTCACGTCGGTTTCGGGCGCGGCGGTCACGTCAAGCGGGTTTGCCCTGCGCCCTGACCAGTGGTTCCGCGGGGGGCGCCTCGAATCCGCCACCGGAGAAACCCGCTTCATCGTCGACCACCAGGGCGACACCGTCTCGCTTATCTCGCCGATACCAGGGCTGTCCTCTCTCGATCAGGTTTGGGCCTACTGGGGCTGCGACCACCTTGAGGCCACCTGCCAGAACAAGTTCAGCAACCTAGTGAACCACCTCGGTTGGTCGCGACTTCCGGGCCGCAATCCCTTCTCCGGGAGGATCGACTGATGGCCTTCTGGGTCATAGCCCTGGTCTACCTCGTCGGCACCGTCCTGTACGAGGTCCTGCGCCCAAAGCCGCAGTTCGACGCGCCCACGCCTTCCAGCCTGGGCGACTTCCAGTTCCCCACGATCGGCGAAGGCCGGACCATCCCTGTGGTCTGGGGCACGTGCAAGCTCTCCGGCCCCATGGTCACCTGGTATGGCGATCTGCGCATCCAGGCCATCAAGGAGAAGGTCAAGACGGGCCTGTTCTCCTCCAAGGAGATCACCACCGGCTACAAGTACTACCTCGGTGTCCAACTCGTGCTGTGCAGCGGAGAGATCGATGAGGTCCTGCAGATTCGATTCGACGACAGGCGTCCTCCGGCCGGCTACGCCCATGTGCCGGACCTCACGCAGATCAGCATCAACGCGCCAGGCTTCTTCGGCGGCGAGGACTCCGAAGGCGGGGTCAAGGGCAGCGTCTACGTCTACCGCGGGACAGCGACCCAGCCCGCCGACTCGTATCTCGAGGCCCGCATCGGAGAGAGCCTGCCCGCTTGGCGGCGGGTCTGCTACGCGGTGTTCCGGCGCGTCTATCTGGGGACGAGTCCCTACATCAAGGTTGTATCCTTCGTGGTCCGTCGTTGCCCAAACGGCCTCGGTCTGACGGACGGAGCCCACAACATCGACGGCGACGCCAATCCGGCGGCCATGATCTACGACATCCTGATCTCGCCGTCATCGGAAAATGGCCTCGGGCTACCGGTGGGGTTCCTGGACGTAGATGCCTTCCGCTCTGTGGGCCAGACGTTGGCTGACGAAGGCCTCGGGCTTTCGATGCTGCAGGATCGCGGCACGACGGCGAAGGACCTGGTCCTCGAGATCCTGCGCCACATCGACGGGGTCATCTACGTCGAGCCCACGACCGGGCTTTTGACGATCCGGCTCATCCGTAGCGACTACGACCCCGAGACGATTCCGGTGCTCGATGCGGACGCGTGCACGGTGAAGTCCTTCGCTCGTCCGTCGTGGGGGGACCTCAAGAACGCGGTGCGAATAGGTTACGTCAGCCGTGATGCCGGGTTCATCGAGAAGACCGCCCAAGCCCAGGACCTCGCCGGGATCGAAGTGCAAGGTGGCGAGGTTTCGCTCCAGGATCTCACCCTTCGCGGATTGTCCAACTCGACGACCGCCCAGCAGGCGGCCGCCCGGTCCTTGGCCGCTCTGGCCTATCCATTGGCCACGATCACGGTCGATTCCGATCGTTCTGCATGGGCGTTCCGCCCAGGGGCTGTGTTCAAACTGGTTTGGGACCCCTTGGGCATCACCGGCATGGTCTGCCGTGTGGTTCGGGTCGGGACGGGACGCCTCGATTCAGGGAAGATCGAGATCGAGGCGATGGAGGATGTCTTCGCGGTGGACTGGACCGGTTACTCGACACCCCCGGACTCCGGCTGGCAGGACCCCTCCGGTGATGTCCCGGCTCTGACCGACCAAGTGGCCCTGGCCGCGCCCTACGAGGCGGCGAAGGACTATGGCGACCTGGCGGCCGACGTGCAGTTGGCCATCACGCTCGCGGCCGCTGGGGTGACCGGGGTCTCCCTCGGGTACCGAGCCTACGTCTCGGATGGTGCTGGCGGATGGGCGCCACCGGTCGACGTTCCGTTTTTCACGCCGTCCGGAGTGCTGAGCACGGCGATAGACGAGCTGACCAGCGAGATCATCGTGGCCTCTGGCCTGGATACCGATCTGGTCGAGTCAGTCAGCGCGCCCGACTTCTCGCTCGGCGTCAATGTCGCCTGGATCGCGCACGATGGGCTCGAGGAGTTCATTGCCTTCCAGACCGTGGTACAGGGCGAGAACGACGTCACCTTGCAGGTCGTCGCACGGGGGTGCCTCGATACCGCGCCTACGGCATTCCCGGCCGGAACCCGCGTCTGGTTCATCTCCTATGGCAGCCAGATCGTGAACATCCGCGGACCGGTACCTCCGACCATCAACGTCTACAACGACATCCGCTTCCAGTCCTACAACAACCAGAGCGAGTTCACGTTCACCTCGTGCCCGGCGTCGCAGGTCGTGGCCACAACGCCGGCGCGGTCGGAAAAGGTCTACTGCCCGACCGATGTTCGCTTCAATGGGGAGAGCTATCCGGCATCGATCACCGGCGAGATGACCGTATCGTGGTCGCATCGGAATCGCCTGGGGTCGTGGAGCTATGCCGACTCGGGACAGACAACATCGCCCGAAGCAGGATCCGAGTACGACATCCTGGTCTACGGAGAACTCGACACGCTAGTCCACACCGAGTCAGGTCTGACAGGCATGACCTGGACCTATCTTGAGGCGACTGAGATTGCCGAATCTGGGCTGGAGCGGCTCAATAATCACCTGCGGGTGATCGTTCGGACGTACGGGACGGGGCGGGCGCATGAGGCAGTTCGGGAGATCGAGTGGGAAATGAACAGGAACTAG